TTGAAAACGAAACTTCTAGTGGGAGTCCCTTACGGGATGGTATAATTTTCATTATACCATGGTAGATCCGTCAAGGTAACGGGTCGAAGCTCCCTCCAGGCAGTTATCAGTCAAGATTCATTTAAATAGTAAATTAAACCTGAGTAAGGATTAATTTATTTATTTAAATGAACAGACTGATACCCCTGAGTTTAGGGAGAAGAACCGATTAGTAACCTGCTAATCAAAAGTCCTTGATGCTCCGGTGGATGCCATGTCAACATAATATTGACATGCCCACCGCAACCATAAGGCAACTTTTATACTAAACAATGAAAAATCTACACGTAACAATAATCATAAGATTACTTAAGTTATTGTTTGGTGAAGATCAGTCACGTCTAGTAATCAGATTCGTGTCACTATTCGAAAATATACGTAGCAAATCCGGATTAAAATACGCAATTAAGTATTTTAAAACGAGTCGGCTACATATTACAAGGTTTATGTGTAATAAACCTTTATTTAAGAATAGTGATGGAGTCTCTGTTGATTCTACTGGTTGACCTACAAGAATGTTATTCTTGAAAGAGTTAACGAAAACCAATAAAGGTTGACGTATACTCTTAACTATCTTAACCTATACCCGTGGGGTTCAACCCACGGCTAAGGAAGATAGTAAGATCAAAGCAGACTATTCATCTATTACTAAGCCAAACACGAAACGGTTTTATACTGTTCCGGCTTGGTTTATTAAGAAATGAATAGATAAGAATCAACTGTTATTATCGAAACCCGAATATTCATTAAAAGATCATTATGTAAGTATGAAGGGTAGTCCTAACGGACCAGCCACATACTCATCATTATGATCCATTCTAACTTTAACCTATCCTCAGATGCAGAATATCATTGATATCATGGGCTCGTTTAGCGATAAATACTTATCGTTTTACAAGACCGCATGAGACAATGACTTCCGCCCTGATAATGGGAAGAAGTTAGAAATGATAAACGGGAAATTATCAATTGTGAAAGATCCTGAGTGTAAAAGAAGAGTTATTGCTATGGTAGATTACCATAGTCAATATACTCTTCGTCCTATACATGAAGGCCTTCTTAATTTATTAAGAAAGCTTCCATGTGATAGAACATACACTCAAGACCCCTTTCACAAATGATACGATAATGGACAAGACTTCCACTCACTTGATCTTAGCAGTGCTACTGACAGATTTCCAATCACACTCCAGGAAAAGTTACTGTCTTATATATATAAAGACGGTAAGTTTGCCCGGGCGTGATCAGAACTGCTTACAAGTAGACCATACTTCTCAGAAGTTGGACCTCTGCATTACGCAGTTGGACAACCAATGGGAGCATACTCTTCTTGGGCAGCCTTTACCATAACTCATCATTTAGTCGTTGCATGAGCCGCTTATCTAAGCGGTGAATACAACTTTAGTCAATATATAATTCTTGGTGATGATATTGTGATTAAACACAATATCGTAGCCAGAAATTATATAAAGATTATGACTAAATTAGGGGTTGAGATTTCCGTTCAGAAGACTCACACAAGTAAAACTTGTTATGAGTTCGCTAAACGATGAATCTCAAATGGAAAGGAGATATCGGGAGTACCATTAAAAGGTATCTTAGCACAATGAGATAATATTGGTATAACTTACCAAACATTATTCTCATGGTGTCAAAGAACCTTGGTACAACCGCTACCTATTCTGGATCTTGTTAGTAAATTGTATAGTAATCTACCTAGAGGTAAAAGAATTTCTTCTTTTAACTCTATACGTAGATCACTATATGATTTCCACCATGCTATGAGATGATCTACTGGTCTTATGACATATGATGAACTTCGTTCATACATGTGCCATAAAGTCCGGAAAGATGATTTCATATTCCCTCCTAGTAGTATAGTTCCTCATTGAATGAGGCAACTACTATCGGAAGGACTGGTGGATGAAGCACAGAAAGTTTCAACTGGCGTTATGAACGAATATGAGAAATTTGAAAACAAATTCAAAACTTCTCATGACGATCTTAACGTCCTTTCTCAATACCCATTGATTCACGGATACTATAATCATTTAGTATCAATGAAATCAAAAATTCAAGATTACAGAGCCGATAATGTTACATTATTGGACTCTGCCTTGAGTTTGAGAATTGAGAAAGCTGACAAGATTGTTAATATGTACCGTAATAAGGCACAAAATATGACAATCTTATCAAAGTTGTGAAAACTTTCTATCAAGAGTCTTCTTCCTGAAAGGGATGAATGATTCTTGATGGCTAATCCTCATCTGGCTGATGAGAATCTGCTTCCGCTTAATCCTTGAGAAAAGGCATTGGATGGAAACATCCAATTTTCTTTAAACAAGTTTAAGCCATTATTAGACGGAACTATTCCAACCAAACAAGAACCAGTTGCTAACTCTTGAGCCTCCCTAGATTGGGGAGACTTTAAGATGTAGCATCTGGGACTTATTTAATCTTGTAGCTCGTCTACCCTCTCACTAGTGTTAAAC